GTGAAGTGGCTAACGTTGATAACCGCTATCAAACCTTGACCGTTTCTAGCACCACTAACGTAGCCGCTGGCGATGCGTTCACGATTGCTGGCGTTAACGCTGTGCATCACATCACCAAGGGCGACACGGGCCAACTGAAGACCTTCCGCGTCATCAGCGTAGTTAATGCTACCTCGATGGTCATCAGCCCCCCAATCATCTCTAACCAAGGTGGTACGGATGCTGAAGCCCAGTACCAAAACGTTGTTGTCACGGCCCAAAGCGGTACGGCGGCGATTGTGTTCCTGAACACCGTTTCCAACTTCGTGAACCCCTTCTGGCAACGTGACTCCCTGGAAATCCTCCCAGGTCGTTACGCGATTCCTTCGGACGCTGGCGCGGCTATTATGCGCGCAAGCACCGATCAAGGCATCGAGCTGGTGATGCAAAAGCAGTTTGACATCAACACCATGAAAACCAAGTATCGTCTTGATACCCTTTTCGGCGTGGTGAACAAGCAGCCTGAGATGTCTGGCGTGATTATGTTCTCGCAGACCTGATAGACAAGAGGGGCTTCGGCCCCTCTTTTAATGGAGAAAGTGATGCCACTCGTTAAAGGCTATTCGCAAAAGTCTATTAGCAAGAACATTTCAAAAGAGATGAAATCAGGTATGCCGCAAAAGCAAGCTGTTGCCGTTGCATTGTCTACTGCAAAGAAAGCTGCAAAAGTTGCTGGCAAACCAAGCAAGGCAAAGGCTAAAAAGTGAGTTTTCCAACAATTGTTTATAAGTGCCCAGGCGCTCATTTTGGCCCTAATGGCACAACCTATGAATCAATTGGCGTTAACGATGAATCTCAATTGCAATCTGCCGTGCAAGACGGCTGGAGCAAGACCCTCATTGAGGCGGTCATTGAATTCATTGAGCCTAAAGAGTCACTTGACTCTGCAAAAGAAGTTTCTAGTTCCGCGCCAACTCGTGATGAGATGATCCAGCAAGCTGATAAGATCGGCCTAAAGATAGATCGTCGCTGGAGCGATGCAAGGCTCGTTGAGAAGATCAATGAAGCAATGAAACTGATTTAAATCATAAATTATTGGGGCAGAAAATGGGATGGAGCAAGCGTCAATTTGTTACGCAAGCATTTGATGAAATTGGGCTTGCTTCATACGTTTTTGATCTGAACCCAGATCAGTTGCAGTCGGCTTTGCAGAGGTTGGATATGATGATTGCATCGTGGAATGCGCTCGGCATCCGCCTTGGGTATCCTTTGCCGTCAAACCCTTTGGATAGCGATTTAGACGAACAAACAAACGTGCCTGACTCGGCAAATCAGGCGATCTATACAAATCTTGCAATCAAGTTGGCACCAAGTTACGGTAAGCAAGTGATGCCTGACACCAAGGCAACCGCCAAAGAGTCTTACAACACGCTTCTTTCTCGTGCAGCCATGCCTCATGAGCAGCAAATGCCCGGCTCAATGCCTGCTGGTGCTGGCAACAAGCCTTGGCGCGTATATGATGATCCATTCTTGCGCAGGCCGGTTGATCCGCTATTGGCGGGGCAAGATGGGCCAATTGAATTCAATTAAGGAAATAAAATGCCTACGATTAACCAACTATCCGGCCTGAGTCAGGTATCAAGTGGCGACTTACTTCCTGTCTATGTGCCAAACAATGGCGACGCTCGCAAGGTTTCAGTTAGCCAGTTGCTGGAATATTTTCAGACAACGTTTGCAGCCCCTACTGTAGCAACCAATCTTTATACCCCTGGCACCGGGTTCAATGTCACGGTTCCCACTCCAATCAGCGAACAGCAATGGATGATTCTTCAGCCTGCCGGTACGTTGGCGACTGGGACGATTACGCTACCATTGAATACCGGCGTACCTGATGGCACCGAGGTGCTAATCACCACCACGCAGATTATTACGGCGTTTACACTGGCGCTCAATGGTGCATCGGCGGCTTTTGGCGCACCTACAACGCTGGCGGCTAATGACTTTTTCCGCGTGCGCTTCTATCAATCAACGAATTCTTGGTATCGCATAGCCTAATATTTAAAGGAATCAAAATGGCAATTGATGTAACATTTAATCCGGCTTATACAAAAGGCATCACTGTTGCCCCGACAGCCTCATCTGCGTCGTCGGCTATTGGTTTCGGATCAAAGGCTTTGTGCATTACAAATCTTGGCTCAGTTGTTGTATATGTCAGAGTAGGAGATTCTAGTGTTGCGGCAACGGCAGCAGATTATCCAATTTTGCCGCTTACTCAGTTATCAATTAGCAAAGAACAAGATGCAACGCACGTTGCGTATTTGGCGGCATCTGGGACTGGTTCTTTGCACATTATCCCAGGCGAAGGATTCTAAAGATGTTTCGCAGGCGAACAAGAGACAGAGCTAGGGCTAGAGCCTCGGGCCAATCCGCTTGGACCCCTGCGCAACTCGGCGCAGCCCTGGCCCTGTGGCTTGATGCTGAGGATGCGGATACGATCACGCTGAACGGCAGCAACGTGAGCCAGTGGGATGACAAAAGTGGGAACGGTCGCAATCACGTTCAAGCCACGGCTGCGAGTCAACCGCCGCTCATCTCTGCTGCCATCAACGGGAAGCCTGCCTTGCAGGCGACGACGGCTGCGCAATTCGTCGAGATAGCCGACGGCAATCCGACGTTTGGCACGACCGACCTCGACGCAATCGCTGGCGATCTCCACTCTGTGTTTACCGTGATGAATGGTGGCAACGGAACAGGTTTCTATCAGTCTAACGGAGGCCGCGCTGGTATCGGGTACGGCAAAGCGGGCGGCATCGGCAGTGCGGGCACGTTTGTAGTGGGGCTGCTCACTCATGACGGGTCGAATGTGGCTCTCACACCGCCACGTTGGTTTGTCCAGCAGAAAGGCTGGAACGGAGTTTCTACGAACGGTGCAGCAAACAACGCAAACTGGCACCCCGGTGCTCTGAGCACAAATGCTGTGGTGGGCATGGTGTGGAACGGGTCAACCACTGTTGCAACGGTCAACGGCACACTATTCGCAAACAGCGGCGCACCGTTTACTTCGCCAAACCAAAACGCTCCCGCACGAATCGGATCAACCGCAAGTACGTTCGGAGGTGCTGGAACCGCTGGTGGCGGCAACGCTCAGGTCGGTGAGGTTGTCATCTGTGGCACCGCGCTGTCTGTAGCAGACCGCCAGCGCCTCGAAGGCTACCTAGCATGGAAATGGGGAGGCATCTAAATGGCACTCGAACTAGTAAATAACCTCCCCTACGACCACCCCTATCGCTGGGATGGCACCGCTGTTGGCGGGCAGAAGCTATGGCGTCCTGATGAGCTGGGAGCATCACTTGCACTTTGGCTGGATGCTGAGGATACGGCGAGCATCACGCTGAATGGATCAACGGTTAGCCAGTGGGATGATAAGAGTGGCAATGATCGTCACGTTTCTCAAGCAACTGCGGCCGCACAGCCGTCGTACCAGACTACAGGCTTGAACGGTAAGCCAGCTCTGGCTTGGGGTGCTGTCGCCAACTCAAAATTCCTAAAAGCAACAGCCGTCACAAATTACTCTCCAAAACGATTTTTTGGCGTAGCTGATTACGACGGCTCAGATCCTTTTTCCAATTTTGTAACTGTTTTTTCTCACGACGTAGTTGTGAGTCAAGATTTTCTTCGCTCGAATAACACTGGAACAAGTTGGGTCAACGTCAACCCCGTGTTTCAGAATGGTTCGTCAGCATCGACTTTGGTCGCTCTGCCGGAAATTAGCAACCCCTTTGTATTTTCAACCGACTACGAACAAACTGCTAATCGGCCAAACATCTGGATTGGGTCAGATCGCGCCATTACTGACCGATCTTGGAAAGGAAATATTTCGGAAGTCATTGCGTTGAGCGTAGTTCCAACTGCCGAAATTAAACAGCAAATTGAAGGCTACCTAGCATGGAAGTGGGGCCTGACTGCCAACCTGCCCGTATCGCACCCCTATAAAACCACTCCACCCACAGCATGAACGACTACCTAATTTTTGATACGCAAGCTGCTGCTGACACGGCCCTTGAGACGATCTATGCCAACATGATTGGGGAAATTGATTCTCCCGATCTGCTTGATGTGGCCACGGGCCAGGTAGTAGACAAAGACAGCTTGACCCCTGAGCAAGCCGTGCAGACTGACTCTAGCTCGCGGCATTTCCCGATCTTCGGAGTGAATGCAGCTACTGGGGTTAAGAGTGAGACAGCAGGCTACACAACTGCTTGGGCAGTGGCGCAAGAAACGGTCGATAGTAAATGGGTGTTCCAAAAGCCTGCCGATGCACTGATGGTGGGCGTTACCGGGTACACGGTTGAGCCTTATGATCCAGACTGGTTCCCACAGCCAGCGGAGTTGACGCCAGAATGATCGCCAACAAACTAAAAAGTGGTTGATGAGAAGTAATTAAAGATGCAAATTCCAATTCTCTCCGGCATATACGCTGACAGTACGCCAGAACTTCGCACGGCTTACCCGGTTAACTTGGTGCCTGTGCCAAAGACATCGGGCATCAGCAATGGGTTTTTGCGTCCAGGCGATGGGATCATTGCAAATGGCACGGGGCCAGGCATTGATCGAGGCGGGATTGATTGGAATGGTGCATGCTATCGAGTGATGGGCACCAAATTGGTGACCGTCTCTAGTGCCGGAGTTATCACACAGCTTGGTGATGTTGGTGGTTCTGAAACTGAATTGGTCACGTTTGACTATAGTTTTGACCGGCTGGCCATAGCATCAGGTGGGAATCTTTATTATTGGAATGGCACCCTTACGCAAGTTGTGACAGATCCAGACCTAGGCAACGTTGTAGATTTTGCTTGGGTCGATGGTTACTTCATGACGACCGACGGAGAGTTTCTAATCGTCACGGAGTTGAATGATCCGTTTAACGTTAACCCCCTGAAATATGGTTCGTCAGAAGTTGACCCTGATCCAATTCTTGCCATCCTGAAGTTAAGAAATGAAATCCATGCGCTGAATAGGCACACCATTGAGGTCTTTGACAACGTTGGTGGTGAGCTGTTCCCATTTCAAAGAATTGATGGCGCTCAGATTCAAAAGGGCGTAATTGGGACTCATGCCTGTTGCGTCTACATGGACCGGGTGGCGTTTTTGGGCAGTGGGAGAAATGAAGCGCCAAGTATCTATGTAGGCGCATCATCCACTACTCAAAAAATCAGCACTCAAGAGATTGATAGCCTGTTGTTGACATATACAGAAGAACAACTATCAAAAGTCAAACTTGAGTCAATAAACGATAAGAGCAATCAATACCTCTATATTCATCTGCCAGATAGAACGATTGTCTATGACGCAGCCGCGTCCGAAACACTTGGTGAACAGGTTTGGTTTACGCTGAGTTCCTCACTGGTTGGCTTCTCACAGTACAGAGCGAGAAACTTCGTTTGGGCTTACGATAAGTGGCTGGTTGGCGACCCACAATCAGGCAATGTTGGCTATCTTTCTCAATCTATCGGGCATCATTGGGGTCAACAGGTTAGATGGGAATTTGGCACTGTCATCGTTTACAACGAGGGCAAGGGCGCTCTATTCAATCAGCTTGAATTGGTTAGCCTTACCGGAAGCATTGCACTGGGCAAGAACCCACAGATTAGCACCAGCTACTCATTTGATGGCCTATCTTGGAGCCAAGACAGATCAATTTCCGTAGGAACATCAGGCAACACCAAGAAAAGGCTATCTTGGTTTCAGCAAGGGCACATGAGAAACTGGCGCATCCAACGATTCCGAGGAGACAGCGATTCGCACGTTTCCTTTGCCCGTCTTGAAGCGCAAATTGAGCCATTGGCGTTCTGACCATGCCAGCAGCGCCAACATCCAAAAAGCTAAACCTTACACGCGATCAGCTTGCGGAGTTCTTGACCGACCAGCAGCAGATAAGGCAGTTTGAGCTGTTGTTTAAAACTGTTGATACATTGTTGCCAATTGCGGGAACGGATATTGAGTATCAGGCTGACACGGCATCGGCCACAGCAAACCAGTCGCTGGCATTGCTGGCGGCTTTGGCTCAAGATGCGGCAATAAGCGAAGCTGCAATTGATAGTAAGGCCACGCTTGCACTTGACAAAATATCTACGTTGGAGCAACAAACATCTATTGGCATAGCGTCAGCAGAAAATAAGGCAAACCAAGCGCTTGAGCTGCTGGAAAAACTGACCGCAGCCGTTGAAGGCTTGCAGATGGTTCCGCCGCAACGCGAGTTTAAGCGTAGCCGTTACGGTTCGTTCTACGACACTACAACGCAAACAGCTACGGTCATCAACACCGCCACAGCAATCACTTTTAACACCACCGACCTGAGCAATGGCGTTTACATTGGAAGCCCATCATCTAGGATTGTTGTTGACAGTGATGGCGTCTACAACTTCGCATTAAGTTTTCAGATTGACAAAACATCTGGTGGCGTTGGCCAGTTCTTTATCTGGTTCAGGTTAAACGGCGTAAACGTTGCAGACAGCGCCGGACTGATACGAATACAAGGTAACAATGCTGAAATTTTCTCTGCTTTCAACATATTTTTAAAGCTCAAGGCTAATGATTATGTTGAGATAATGTTTTCAGTTGACGATTTAAGTGTTGAGCTTCATGCAATCCCAGCATCTGCGCCAGTCCCGTCTATCCCATCCATCATCCTGACCGTAAACAACAATATTGAAGGTGTCCAATGACTGTCATCATCAAAGTGCTGATCCCAGCAAAACAGGCTGAAAACAGCCAAACAACCCAATACACCGCCACAAATGTTAAGGCGATTATTGACAAGTTCACAGTGACGAACACCAGCGCGGCTAATGTGACTTTTAGTTGCAACTTAGTCACGCAGGGAGGAACGGCTGGCGCATCAAATCTGATTGTTGATAACAGAAGCCTAGTTCCTGATGAGACGTACACTTGCCATGAGTTGGTTGGCCAAGCATTGGAGCCAGGCGGCTTCATTTCTACGATTGCAAGTGCAGCTACTTCTCTTACCATTCGCGCCTCTGGCCGAGAAATTACATAGGACATGCCATGAAAGACTTCATGATGATGCCCAAAGGCTTTATCGGCCTGCCGATGGAAGAAGAGTTCATCACGGCATCTGAGAACAAGAAAAACACTCAGGTTGTGATTGATGATTGGATGCTAGGTCCAGAGAAGCCTAGCAATCAGCCAACGGCCAATAAAGTCTACTGGGTTGCACTCGGCAAGGCCATGCAAGTTGATGAGAAAGAGGCTAGGCGTCGTCGTTGCTCAAATTGTGAGTACTACGACAACAGCACTATGACCCAAGCCAAGATGGAGCGTATTCCGCGCAATGAATGGGACACGGAGGCCGGGTTCAGAGGCTACTGCAACAAGTTTGATTTTATCTGCCACGACCTTCGTTCTTGCCAAGCATGGGAAGAGCGCGAATATGAGATGGAAGACTGATTACTGTGGCAAAATAAAACCGTCAGACTGGCGGTTTTCATAGCGTAAGGTTTGCCTATGCCATTCGTTACCGAAGGGATCACAGAAGAAAACTTATCAATTGTTTATTCTGATCCGTACATCACGAAGGTAGGCCATGACCACAGAAAAGCCGAGCCAATCATCCACCCTAATGTTTTATATCTTTCTGCTTGGGTTGGCGATGTGTTTGCTGGTGCGTTTATTGTCATCCAGCAAAGTGATGTTGAGTTTGAGCTCCATGCTTTGCTTAAAAGATCGGCAATAAAGCATTCAAGAGAGCTTGGGGATGCGTGTTTGAGATGGGCTTTTGATCATCCGATTCTCAGGGTCACGGCGTACATCATCGAGGGGCTTGAGGCAGCAAAGAACTATTGCCTCAAGTTAGGCTTTAAAGAAGAAGGTTGCAGGCGCTGTGCATGTGTACAGAATGGCGTTGTTAAAGATGTTTATGTGCTGGGCATGACTCGGCAGGAATGGGAATCAAAATGAGTTTCATCGGCAATGTTCTTGGCAAAATAACTGGTGCAAGCCAAGCTGGAAAAGCAGCCGAGCGTGCTGGTCAAACACAAGCGGCAGCATCCCAGGCGGGCATTGAAGAGCAGCGTAGGCAGTTTGATGCCTTGGTTGAGCTGATGTCCCCTTATGTCCAGGCTGGGACCGGGGCAATGTCCAGATTGGCCCCTTATGAGCAGGCAGGACAACAAGCATTTGGGCAACAACAAGCATTGGTTGGACTGCAAGGACCACAAGCGCAGCAGCAAGCAATGGCAGGGTTTGAGCAGTCTCCTCTGTTTCAATCTTTGATGCAGCAGGGTGAGGGCGCAATTCTTCAGAATGCGTCAGCTACTGGCGGCCTTCGAGGTGGCGATGTTCAGGCTGCACTGAGCCAGTTTAGGCCCCAATTGCTGAATCAGCTTATTGAGCAGCAATATGGCCGTTTAGGTGGCATTGCAGGAACTGGGCTGGGTGTCACAACTAATTTGTTTAATACTGGTCAGGCATCAGCCGCAGGTCAAGCCGGAGCCGGAATGCAATCAGCCAGCAATGTAGGCAATTTGCTTGCAAATCAGGCTCAAGCAATCGCTGGCGGGCAGGTGGCAAGGGGCGGCGTGCAAAGGCAAGTATTTGGCGATCTTCTTGCAATCGGCACTATGGCGGCCGGTGCGGGGGGATTTGGTAAAGCTGGGGCAGGTGCAGGCGCAGGTGGTGCGCCAGTAGGTGGAAGCGGAATTTCATTCAAAGGTTTTTAAGGTACCCATATGGCAATCAATCCACTTCAGCCCCCCGTCAACTATTTGGCCGCGCTTCCCCAGGTAGATTTAGGCCAACAATTCGCTGCGTTTGGCCAAGCTCTTGCACAAAGGCAAGAAAGAGAGGCGGCGCTCAATGCTCGGAAACAATACGCAGCAGACCTCCAGAGCACGTTAGACAATCCAACACAAAAGGCTTGGAGCACATTGATTGCCAAATATCCAAGCCAGCGGGAGGCGTTTAAGGATGCACGCGAAAGCTTTGGAAAAGAACAGCTTAAGAATGAATTTAATGCAGGCGCAAAGATATCAGCGGCTTTTGAAAATGGAAATATTGAGGTTGTAAAGTCGCTGGTGCAACAGGCTGTTGATGCAAGAAATAATTCGGGTGAAGATGCTGGAATTTATGAGCAGGTCTTAGATGCCTTGAATTCTGGCAATATTAAAGGCGCTCAGGCTCGCGCAAACATGGCCTTGTCTCTCTTGGACCCTGACAAATTCCAGAAGATGGTTGATGCACAAGGTGCAGCAGCGGCAGCGCCATTTGCGCTGACCAAGGCAGAAGCGGAATCAAAAGAGGCTTTGGCAACTGCAAAATTAAAAGCCATTGAGGCTGGTGTTGCAGAAGAATTCGCAGAGCCAATGGCAAGGGCAACACTTGCAAAGACCAAGGCTGAGACGCTTGCCCCATCCGTGCGTGAATCAATTGACTTTGCTAATTTGGAACCGGGTCAGCAAGCAACTTTCCAGGCTTTGCAAATTCTCAAAAAGCCACCTGCGGCAGTAACCAATGTCAACGTGTCAAACATTGATAAGTCAGCATCCGCAGAACTCGGGAAATTGTTGCCAGACCTTTACAACCAAGCCAACTCAGCAGCGAGTCAGCTTGCTGAAATTCCTCGGTACATAAAAGCATTGGATAGCGCAATTACCGGGCCGCTTGCAGAGGAGCGCCTAGCGGCCGCAAAGGTGGCGAACATTTTCGGATTTACTGGAACTAAGGCAATTAACGCCACCAGAGAAGTTATCCAAGGCTTATCTGAAATGGCCTTGAAGGCTCGCACTATGTTAACTGGCCAGGGGCAGATTACAGAATATGAGCAGAAGCTTCTTATTAAAGCCAAAAGCGCCGACATAACATTTACTAAGGGTGAGCTGCAAACCATTCTCGGTGTTGCTGATCGCGCAGCAAAAGCAAAATACAACCAGAGTAGAAAACTGCTTGAATCAGCCTCAAAGGTGAGCCCAGCGGCGAAAATGTTTCTTGAAAATACGCAGCCAATTGAAACTGATCGTCCTAAAAATGTGACGGTGGATTACTAACATGGCCTATTCGATTACAACAAAAGACGGCATCACCATTAATAACATCCCTGATGATGTCGCGCCTGACTCTCCCGATCTAAAGGCTAGAGTTGCAGCAATTCGTGCAGGTGGCGGGGCTGGTGCGCTTGAGGCTCCTGCGACTGACCCACAAGCTCCAGCACAACAAGAACAGCCTGGATTCTTTGCAGGGTTGGCAGAGCAGATCACAGGCAGGGAGCGTGCCACTCCTGAGACCCAGACTCTGCCTGAGTGGACTGGAATGCCAGAACTCAACCAAATGAGCATGGCCTCATTAAAATCTGCCCTTGGAACTTTGGCCACAAACCCAAAGGAAACGGTGCAGATTCTGCAATCAAATTTCCCTGGCATTCAAGTTCGCCAAGACGAAAAAGGCAATTATTTGCTTAGGTCTTCTTTGGATCAAAAAGAATATGCTATTCCTCCCGGTGTGTCTGTTGGTGACATCCCCAGAATACTCGGAGGCATGTTGGCATTTACGCCAGCTGGAAGAGCTAAATCACTTGTCGGAATGGGTCTGAAGTCTGGGGCTACTCAAGCGGCTATTGAGGCTTCACAATTAGGATTACCGCAATTTGAATCAACAACTGTTGGTGGAGAATTCAATCCAAGTGAAATACTGATCGCAGGAGCCGGGGCTCCAATCCTTCCTGGAATTATTAAAGCGCCATCCGCAATCAAAGCATTAGCTCAACCAATTGTTGAGCCAATCAAAGGCGCACTTGAGGCAGCAGAGCGGTCAGGAATCCGCGTGATGACGTCAGACGCTGTTAGGCCAGAAACATTCATTGGCAAGACGGCGCAACAAACTAGCGAACGCATCCCAATTGCAGGAACTGGTCCTGTGCGTGCGGCGCAGCAAGCCGAAAGAGTTTCAGCGGTTAAGAATTTATTCTCTGAATATGGCGTGACAGGGGCAGAAAACTTTTCAGACAGCATCATTTCCGATGTTGTCTCAAAACGTTCTGATTTTCTGAAGAAATATACGTCAATGAAAAAAGACGTATTTAATAGGCTTGATAGTCAAGGAACGGTGCCATTAAACAGGACTGTTCAAAAGATTGATGACGAAATGAATCGTTTGTCATCTATTGCAGGTTCTCAACCTCTCATTGGCAAATTGCAAGAGTTAAAGGTTACTTTGCAAAACAATCCAAACATCAGCTCAGTTGAGGCAAACCGTAAAGTTATTGGCAATTGGATGGACGATCAAGGACTGGCATCTATAAAAGATGAAGCCGACAAGGTAGCAAGAAGAATTTATCAGCCTTTGAGAGAAGACATGACAGACTTTATTTCTGCCAATGGCGCAAGAAATGATTTAACCAAATGGAAAGTTGCAAACAAAAGATTGGCTGAGTCTAGTGGGGATATTAAGAAATCTGCATTTAAATCTGCTTTGGATAAAGCAGAGTCAACTCCTGAACAAGTACTTAATCTTTTGTTGAGCAATAAGCCAAGTGATTCAGCGATGCTATATAAATCGCTTACCCAAGAGGGTAGGGATTTTGCAAAGGCTGCGATTGTTAATCAGATTGCGAACAAGGCTGGCGTCCCTGATGCAACTGTTGCCGGTGGGAAAATATACAGCCCAGAGGCGTTCAGGAATGAACTTGAAAGGCTTGGCCCCTCCGTTAAGTCGTTTTTCAAGGGTGAAGATCTTAAGCAGTTAGAGGGCCTCTCAAAGGCTATTACATTGACGCAAAGAGCATCACAGGCAGGCGTTAGCCCAGCAACTGGTGCCCAGGCTGTTCCTTTCCTTGCCGCAAGCGGTCTTGGGCAAATGTTTTCGGACCTTGGTTTTCTGGGAAGTATGCTTGCATCTACTGCAACCGCTGCGACAATCGGCGGAGCTGCAAGAATTTATGAATCTGCCCCAGTCAGAAATGCAATGATAAAGTTGGCTCAATCTCCGGCAAACACTCCGAAGGAAGCAATCGCCTTGAACAAACTGATTCTTTCCATTCAGCAGATGGAAAGAGAGAATCAGGAATGACGCTCTTAACGCTTTGCCGATTGCAAATCCTTAAACAAAATACAAGGTAGAATTTCCATCATGCCAGCACTATCAGTCAGCGTTCCCTTTCCAGTTTTCCAAAACCGTGACGGTCAGCCGTTGGACAATGGATATGTTTACATCGGTACCGTCAACCTTGATGCACAAACGAATCCTGTGCAGGTGTATTTTGATGAGGCTTTGACGATCCCGGCAGCGCAACCTCTACGCACCATTAACGGCTACGTGTCAAACGCTGGCACACCTGCCCAGTTGTATGTGAACGCAGTTAACTTTTCCATCAAGCTGCTAGATGCAAAAGGGACGTTTGTTTACAGTTTCAACAATGGAACCCAAAGCGCACAGGGCACCTACACCGACTGGATAGCAGACACGTTTACGGGCAATGGCGTACAAACCTTGTTTGTTCTTGAGCGAGCGCCTGGCTCA